CCTAAGCAGCCGCAGCTCATGCCTAAACCGACGCCTATAGATCCCCAGGCATTAAAGGACCCAAGACCAGACCCATCTTCAGATGGAAATGACACCACTGTCTTCACCATGTATACAAATGTTGGTGATGGTATTTTAGGTACAACTTTGCAAACATTTGCAATAAGTGCTAATGTAGGATCTGTGGAGGTAACTACAACATGAGCTTTACATTAGCGACTTTAAAATCTACGGTGCAAGAATATTTGCAGGTCAATGAGACCACGTTTAACGACAACCTAGACGAATTTATTCGAGAATCAGAGGATCGCATATTCTCTATGGTCCAGCTGCCTGAGCAGCGAAAGAATGTCCAGGGCGCCATGACGCTAGGGAACCGGTTCTTATCTACACCCTCAGACTTCTATGCTCCTTTTTCTGTGGCAATTATTGACTCAAATGTTTATTCTTATTTGTTGTTTAAGCACCCGTCATTTATAAAAGAATATAGCCCTAATTCTACTGTTACTGGACAACCCAAGTATTACAGCCTGTTTGACAATAGCGCCTTTGAGATAGCGCCGGTGCCAGACGCAGCTTACACTGTAGAGCTTCATTACTTGTATAAGCCCGCCTCGTTGACTGCAGGTGCTGATTCAGGCACCACTATATTGTCCTCCAAATACAGCGACGCTTTGCTGTACGGTACATTAGTTGAAGCCGCGGTGTTCCTTAAAGAAGCGTCCGACGTCGTTGCAACCTTTGAAACCAGGTTTAAAGAAGCCCTTACTCGCATGAAGAATTTGAGTGAAGGCCGAGAGACCAGGGATGAATATAGGTATGACTTGCTACGCACGGGTGTTACTTAGATATGATGAAAGATAATATTGACTTTGGGTTGGGTCAGGTAATGGTTTCAACGACAGACAGCGGGGGCCATGATCCAGAGTTTTGGGCTGAACAGGTTACAAATAAAATTTGTGGGATATCAGAACAAGCAGCCCCGCATATTAAAGAACAAGCGTTGGCTTTCAGATCGGCGGTTTATAATGTAATATTGGCAGGTATGAGAAGCGCAACTGCTTCTGACCGTGTTACAGTGTCCCATAAACTAAAAGAAATTGGGCATAGTGACGTTGCCAAATTTATTAAGGAGCTGTGACAATGGCTATAACTTCAGCAATATGTAATTCTTTTAAGCAAGAGCTTTTGGTAGGGACGCACAATTTTACTAACTCAAGCGGCAACAGCTTCAAGCTGGCGCTATACACTTCCTCTGCAACTTTGGGCGCAGGCACAACAGCGTACACAAGCTCTAATGAAGCAAGCGGAACTAACTACTCGGCAACAGGATCTGCGCTAACAAATGTAACACCTGTTCTAGCCAGCACCACTGCCGTGTGTGACTTCAATGATTTGACCTTCTCGAATGTCACAATAACCGCTCGCGGTTGCTTGATTTATAACGATACGAATTCTGACAAGGCTGTTTGTGCGATTGACTTTGGTGGTGATAAGACTTCAACTGCTGGCGACTTCACTATTGTATTCCCAACGCCAACAGCTTCGGGCGCGATTATAAGATTAGCGTGATAGCTGATGCCTCTATCAAAGATAGAATTTCAGCCTGGTATTAACAAAGAGGCTACCGACTACAGCGCCCAAGGTGGCTGGGTTGACGGCAATCTTGTGCGTTTTAGAAAGGCTCGCGCTGAGAAGATAGGTGGCTGGCTACAACTTGGCACCACATATTATCTAGGGTTAGGCCGTGCCATGCACAGCTGGATTTCCCTAGGCGGCACTCGATTCTTAGGAGTAGGTACTACCTGGAAGTATTACGTCGAAGAGGGTAATACCTATAACGATATTACGCCAGTCCGACTCATTACCTCCGCGGGTGATGTGACCTTTGCTGCAACCAATGGTTCCTCTACAATTACTATTACGGATACTGCACACGGTGCGGTAACGAATGACTTCGTTACTTTTAGTGGCGCTGCCACTCTAGGTGGCCTTGTTACAGCTGCAGTATTAAACCAAGAATATCAGATCACTTTAGTTCCAAACGCAAACACTTATACGATCACTGCAAAAGATACGAGCGGTGATACGGTCACGGCTAATAGCAGCGACTCTGGCAGTGGTGGATCTAGCACGGTAGGTACTTATCAGATCAATGTCGGCTTAGACACTTATGTAAGCAGCACTGGTTGGGGCGTTAATACTTGGGGCGCGGGTGGATTTGGATCTGCAAGTGCTATCTCTGCAGTCAATCAGCTGCGACTGTGGACCAATGACAACTTTGGCGAGAACCTGATTATCAACGCTAGGGGTGCTGGCATTTATCGCTGGACAGAAAATAACGGTGTATCGGTAGAAGCTAAGGAGCTATCTACGATCAGCGGCGCTAACCAAGTGCCAACTGTCGCGCTACAGGTTATTACCTCGGAGACTGACAGGCACCTTGTAGTATTAGGCTCCGACGGACTTGATGCTAATGGCGTGAGGACCGGTGTTATTGACCCCATGCTTGTATCCTTTAGTGATGCAGAATTTGAGTTAGAGTTTGAGGCACTAGCCACCAATTCCGCAGGTGATGTACGGCTAAGCTCTGGTTCCTTTATTGTAGGCGGCATAAAGTCTCGGCAAGAAATTCTAATATGGACTGACACCAGTTTATATAGCATGAACTTTATTGGACCCCCACTGACGTTTGCCGTTAACCTGGTCAATGAGGGTGCTGGTCTCATTGGACCCAAGGCTGCAGTCAATGCGTCCAACGGAGTATTTTTTGCGTCGAAGACGGGCTTCTACATTTACACGGGTGCGGTGAAGAAGTTACCCTGCTCTGTGCAGGAGTATGTATTTGAGGACCTTGACTTAGGGCAGGCGTTTAAGTGCCACATGGGGCTTAACTCAGAATTTAGTGAGATGTGGTTCTTCTACCCATCCAAGGAAGATAACACTGGCGAGATAAGCCGATATGTTATCTACAACTATGAAGAGAACACCTGGTCGATTGGATCACTGATTAGATACTCCTGGCTTGATGCCGGCATTGAGGATCTTCCGTTGTCGGCAGCGCAAGAGTCTGGGCAGAGCCTGATCTTTGAACATGAGACTGGATATAACAATAATTCTGCTGCGATGACTAATGTATTTATTGAGTCTGGTGACATGGCTATTGGTGATGGCGACAACTTCTCCTTTGTTAAGCAGATCATTCCTGATGTTGCCTTTATAAGCGACGGCAGCGCAAGCAACACCCCCGTAATGAACATCGTCTTAAAAAGACGCGACTACCCAGGGCAGTCATTGACGACTGACTCCACCACCCAGGTTACTGGAACATCTACCTTTAGCAACGTAAGAAGCCGAGCAAGACAGCTTGTATTCCGGTTTGAGTCTGACGACGATACTGCTGCCGCTGACCAGCTAGGATATAAGTGGAGGTTGGGCTCGACTAGGATTGCCATTCAACCGAGTGGTCGTAGAGCATGAGTAAGCTGCTGCAGACTAGACTGCCGCTGGCTTCTGGCGGTGCTGGTGCGGATGTAGACATAGATACATTTAACAGATTGGTCCGAGTGCTTGAGCTAAACCTCGGCTCTATAGACTTCACGATATCACCGCATTTTAACGCCACACAAATTAGTACACTTCAGTTTGCAACGGGTGCTATAATCTTCAACTCAACTAACCAAATACACCAGGCTTTTGATGGGAACGCGCTACGAGACTTGTATTCCCACCAGACCTATCCAGCTGGTCAAGTGATGACATCCGGCTTGGGAACTGTAACGGTAAACACGCCATGAATATGAAATTAGAAGATCAGCTTTTTGACACTTACAGGGCAGAAATGATGTTAGACAGCCAGCCTGTCGATGCGCCCATAAAAATGCAAGAAGGGGGCACAGTCCTATCTCCTGAGCAAATGGCCTTAATGGGTCAGGCGCAAGAAGCCGTCGTAGAATCCGCCGTAACACAAGATCCTAAAGCAGACATTGCCGCCGCCATCGAAGAGATGATGATGCAAGCGCAAATGCAGCTAATGGGCCAGGCCCAACAAGCCGCTACAGAGACCGCAAGAACACAAGATCCTCACGCAGACATTGCAGCTGCCATCGAAGAGATGATGATGCAGGCGCAAATGACTGACGACCCTGTAGAGCGCCAGCAATACGAGCATTTAGCTGAAGCAGCTATGGTTGGAGCCAATGCTCCTATGGCTGAGCAAGCTATTGCACTGGCAAATGAAGGCCGCGGTGATGACACGGCTCTTGCTCACCTTCGACCTGGTGAAGTGGTACTTCCCCCAGAAGCATTTGAAGACGAAGATTTTGAGCGCGCTGTACAGAAAAGATTTGAGCAGCTTGATATCGACCCCCACCAAGCTGTTGTTGGTTTGGGTATTGCCTCATTAAACCCTATCACCGGACTAGAAGAATTTGGTTTCTTCAAGAAGCTGGCTAAAGGCGTAAAGAAGGTAGTCAAGAAAGTAATCAAGCCCCTGGCTAAAGTAGCCCAGTTCATTCCTGGTCCTTGGCAGCCTATCGCTGCACTGGTCAACAAGGCATACACTGTCTACGATGTAGCGAAAGGTAACATTAGTCCCCTGGCGCTGCTGACTGTTGCAGGACCTGCAGCCACTGGCGGTAGCATTGGCTCTAATATATCTAACATAACCAAAGCCGGTGGCGGTAGCTTTATGAGCGGCATAGGTGCCGGTCTTAGCGGTACAGGCGCTGCACTGAAAAGCGGTATAGGTAGTTTAGTGTCTAGCCCAATGGACACAATATTTGGTGGAGTGGGCGGCACTAAGGGTATCCCTGGACTACTGAAGACGGCTACTTATTCCGGCGCCGCCGCAGCACCAGGCGCAATAGCCGGAGCTGGTTCTAGTGTATTTAATCCAGGTGCTTTACCTGGTGCTCCAACTGGAATGATGGGCAAAGGTCTTACGACGCTTGCCGGCCTCGGTGGTGGACCAATACCAGCAGGTGCTGGTTACGATATGAGTGGGCAGTACATTGACCCCCAGCAGATTGGACAGCAAGTTTTTGCGGACGCAAAGGCTGCCGGAGCTTCAGATGAAGACGCG